CTGTTTTATCACCATCTTGTTAAAGATTACTTCACTAAAGAAAAAGTAAAGAGATAATACAGACAAACCAATTAATAAAACAATGCTAATTAATTCATAAAGATCGTAGTTCATTTTAAAGCTCCTTATTTTTTGTTGTTGGTATGTATGAGAGTGTATGTTTTATATAAAGTTCCCAATATTTAAAACTTTTTTAAGTTTTTTTTAACTTTTTTTGGGGGTTAGGGCATAATCTTTTTGTTGCAATGCAGCATGGCACGGGTACCCGACCTCCCTCTGCCGTCACAAGGGGGGGCTACCTATATACATATTATTCTGGACAATTTATCAAAAACATTCTCAAAAAGACCCCCCCGTCAATTAAATAGTTGATATTCCGTTTTTTGTTATATATTATGTAGTTACATGGAATTTCTTCACATTGACAAGGACATGGCGATACCTACAAAGAATCACGAGTATAAAGATACTTATGAGAAAGCTAAAGTAGCTTGCCAAACTGCATTGACATTAAATGCTAAAGGTATGCCGATTGAGGTCGATACAGAAGATGAACTCTTTGCACAGAGCATCCTAAAAAAAGATTCACCACTAAAAACAAAAGAAATATTCAAGCCCGGAGCTGCTATCAAGCTCGGAGCGATACTAACAGAATACGACATGCAGGTAGCGAAAGACGCAGCCCAGTTAAGGACTGTTGCTACTAATAAATTAATAGAACTCATGTCTGACCCAGATCCTAAAATACAAATACGTGCCATAGAACTTATAGGTAAGATTGCAGATGTAGGATTGTTTGCCGAACGAACTGAGATAACTATCGGTACTAGAAGTACAGAAGATTTAGAAAAAGAATTATTTAAGTTAGTAGGTGACTATATAGATGTCGAGGTCAAAGAAGTTACGGAATGATAGAAGAACTAGAGCGTGATAAGATCTTAAAAGCAATTCCAAACTTACCAGTGGAGAAACAAGACACTGTAAAGCGGATTTTAGAAGAACTTAACAAACGCAAAATTAAAACAAAATCACAAAATAGTTTTCTTGACTATGTAAAGCACATGTGGCCTGAGTTTATCAATGGCAGACATCACAAGATCATGGCAGAAGCTTTTGAAAGAGTTGCTAAAGGAGAACTAAAAAGATTAATTGTGAACATGCCACCCAGACATACTAAGTCTGAGTTCGCTAGTTATTTATTACCATCGTGGTATCTAGGTAGATTCCCTAATAAAAAAGTTATTCAAACCTCACATACAGCAGAATTAGCTACAGATTTTGGTAGAAAAGTAAGAAATCTAGTGGATAACCCTATTTATAAAGAGGTTTTCCCAAACGTATCACTTCAATCTGACTCAAAAGCCGCAGGTCGGTGGAATACTAGTCATGGTGGTACTTATTTTGCTATCGGGGTGGGGGGAGCTGTAACAGGTAAAGGTGCGGACTTACTTATTATAGACGACCCCCATTCTGAGCAAGAAGCTGTTTTGGCAGAAGTTAATCCTGATATCTACGACAAAGTGTACGAGTGGTATTCTTCTGGGCCTAGACAGCGTTTGCAACCGGGCGGAGCAATTGTAATTGTAATGACTCGCTGGGGAAAAAGAGATTTAACAGCTCAAGTTGTAAAAGCTTCTGTTCAAAGAGGTGGAGAAGAATGGGAAGTTATCGAGTTTCCTGCGATTATGCCAAGTGGTAAACCTCTTTGGCCTGAATTTTGGGATTTAAAAGAATTAACTGCTCTAAAAGATGAATTACCTGCTCACAAATGGTCAGCTCAATATATGCAAGAGCCGACAGGTGCTGAAGGGGCTATGATTAAAAAAGAGTGGTGGAAAGTTTGGGAAGGAGATAGACCTCCAGCCTGTAATTATATTATTCAGTCTTGGGATACAGCTTACTCAAGAAGCACACGTGCTGACTACTCAGCATGTGTTACGTTAGGTATCTTCCGCCGAGATGATGAAGATGATAACTCACAGGATAATCAGATTATTATATTAGATGCATTTAAAGATAGATTAGAGTTCCCTGACTTAAAACAGAAAGCATTAGAACTTTATAGAGACTATGAACCGGATTGTTGTATTATAGAGGCTAAAGCAGCAGGTTCACCTCTAATTCATGAATTAAGGAGTATGGGTATTCCTATACAAGATTATACCCCAACCAGAGGAAATGACAAGATTACCAGAGTCAATGCGATTACGGATTTCTTTGCTTCGGGAATGGTATGGTACCCACAAACCAGATGGGCAGAAGAAGTAGTGGAAGAGTTTGCTTCTTTTCCTGCGGGTGAACATGACGACTTAGTTGATGCAACAACACAAGCCCTTTTACGTTTTAGACAAGGCGGGCTTGTACGTTTAGCGTCTGACGAACCCGATGAAATTACATATTTTAAAAGCCCAAGACGGGCTGGATATTACTAGGATAAATCATGGCTAAAAATAGTATAGAAAAAAGTTTGTACTCCGCACCAGAGGGTATGCCCATGGAAAACGCTATGGAACCTGATGTGCAGATACAAATAGAAGATCCGGAACAGGTAACTATAACCACAGATGATATGCAAATTATCATTGATCCTGATGCTGACGTGGGTACAGGCATAAAAGAGTTTTCAGCAAACTTAGCTGAATATCTGGATGAAGAAGAATTAATTCAAATATCTGAAGATTTAATAGCGAGTTTTGAAAGTGATAAAGCTTCAAGAAAAGATTGGGAAAAGACTTACAGAGATGGTCTTAAATTACTTGGATTAAAAATTGAAGACAGGAGTGAACCTTGGACGGGAGCATGTGGTGTCTTTAACCCCATCTTATCAGAAGCTGTTGTTAGGTTTCAAGCTGATGCAATTATGGAAACTTTTCCTGCACAGGGGCCAGTTAAAACACAAATCATAGGTAAACTTACTAAGGAAAAAGAAGAAGCTGCCAGACGTGTCAAAGACGACATGAATTATCAACTTACCGTAAAAATGGCAGAGTACAGACCTGAACATGAAAAGATGTTATGGTCTTTGGCTTTAGCAGGAAGTGCATTTAAGAAAGTATATTACGACCCTGCGTTAGAAAGACAAATTTCTATATTTGTGCCAGCAGAGGATTTTGTTATTTCATATGGTGCATCAGATTTAAAAACCTCTGAACGCTATACACACATCATGCGTAAAAATGCAAATGAGGTAAAAAAATTACAGGTGGCTGGTTTTTATAGAGATGTAGAATTACCAGAGCCGGAAGAAGTAAGTCCTGACTATTCTGAAATACGTCCTGATATGGAAGAGGCTAGTGTCAGTGCAGATGATCGTTATATTTTGTTAGAAGTTCATGCTGATTTAGTTATTGAAGGCGACCCATTAAAAAGTGAAGATGATATAGCTGTTCCATATGTAATAACTATCGAAAAATCTTCTGGAGAGATTCTATCTATTAGAAGAAACTGGGATTCTGAAGATAAAACTTATCAAAAGCGTATGCATTTTGTCCATTACATCTATATTCCCGGTTTTGGATTCTACGGATATGGTTTAATTCACTTAGTTGGAGGTCATGCCAAGTCAGCAACCTCACTTTTACGTCAATTAGTGGATTCTGGTACGTTAAGTAACCTTCCGGGGGGTCTAAAAACACGAGGATTACGTATAAAAGGCGATGATACGCCTATTTCTCCGGGAGAATTTAGAGATGTGGACGTTCCGGGGGGTAAAATTAGCGAAAATATCACATTTTTACCGTATAAAGAGCCTTCTCAAACGCTTTTAGCCCTCATGAATATGATTGTAGAGCAAGGAAGGTCACTTGCAGCAGTTGCAGAGCTAAAAATATCTGATATTAATAAAGAAACTCCTGTTGGAACGACTTTAGCGTTGTTAGAACGTAGTTTAAAGGTCATGTCAGCAGTACAAGCCCGTATTCATGCGGCTATGAAGACAGAATTTCAGCTTTTAGCTACGATAATTAGTGAATCTGCACCCAAAAACTATGAATATACCCCGAAATATAACGATTCTGAAGGTGTAACTACTAGAGAAGACTACGATATAGTCGAGGTTATTCCTGTTTCTGATCCAAATGCATCAACAATGTCGCAAAGAGTTGTGCAATATCAGGCAGTTTTACAGTTAGCTTCTTCTGCTCCTCAAATGTATGATATGGCTCAGTTACATAGACAAATGTTAGAAACTTTAGGCGTGAGAGCAGTAGAGAAGATACTTCCGTTGGATGATGACCAAAAACCGTTGAATCCAATAAGTGAAAACATGAACGCTATACAGTTACGACCTCTAAAAGCGTTTATATATCAAGATCATGAAGCACATATAAAAGTTCACATGAACGCTATGCAAGATCCTTTGATTCAACAAATGATAGGACAGAATCCAAACGCAAAAGCAATAGCTTCTTCTTTACAGGCACATATTGCAGAACATTTAGCATTTGCATATAGACAGAAGATGGAAGAAGCAGTTGGTTCACCTATGCCAGCTCCTGAACAACAGTTATCAGAAGATGTAGAACTTCAACTATCTCGAGTTGCAGCAAAAGCTTCAGACATTGTATTGGGTATGAGTAAACAACAAGTTGCGGCACAACAAGCTCAACAAGCTAAACAAAACCCACTTGTGCAAATGCAGCAAGCTGAACTTAAACTTAAACAAGCAGATATTCAACTCAAGCAAGAAGAACTTAAACGTAAGCAAACTAAAGACGTTATGGACTCAGCAGCTAAAGCTGACCAGATTGAAGTTGAAAAGCAAAGAATCGCTACTCAAGCCCAGATTGATGGGGCACGTATTGGTGTAGATGCTGCAAAAGCGAAAGATAAAATGGCGGCTGACCAACAAATTGAAGGATTGAAAATAGGTATGGACATAGCCAGAGAAGCGGCACAACGGCAAGAACAAGAGTCTGTAGACGATACAAAACCAACCCCACCGGAAGGAACGCCAGATGCCTAGATCGTTTGAAGAAGTAATTGTAGAAAAACTTAGAGAACATATGAATAATTACGCTGATGGATTAGCTTCCGGAAGTGCACAAAATTTCCCTGACTATCGGTTTCAGGTTGGGGTAATTCATGGACTGTCTCTTGCTGAAAGAGACATCCTTGATGTAATTGAAACTGCGAAACAAACAGAGGATAGTACATGAACACTAGAATAGGTGCGATAGATAAACAAAAAACGCAAAAACTAGCTGAAGAAATTGGAGAGTTAAAACTCCCACAACCGTCAGGATATAAGATCCTTATTACTTTACCAAAGATTGAAGATACTGTGGGAGATGCTGGAATTGTTTTAGCAGATTCTACAAAAAGAGCTGAAGAGATCGCTTCATGTTTAGGTTTTGTAGTAAAGCTTGGGCCTCTTGCTTATAAAGATGAGTCGAAGTTTCCTGATGGGCCTTGGTGTAAAGAAGGCGATTTTGTAATTATGAGAAATTACTCTGGCACTAGATTCAATATCCGCAATGAAGAATTTAGATTAATTAATGACGACCAAATAGAAGCGGTTGTCGATGACCCTCGTGGATATACCCGTGCGTAAGGAGAATGAAATGGAAAACCAAGAAGAAAAAGTTGAAGTAGAAGCAGTAGAACAGGAAGGTACTCCTGTAGAAGAAACTGAACCAAAAAAAGAAGCGAAAAAAGAAGAGTTAGAAATAGAAGTAGTAGATGATACCCCCGCAGAAGACCGTGGGCGTAAATCTATGAAGACTCCTCCGAAAGAACCTACTGAAGATGAAGTTAAAGAATATAACGCAAAAGTACAAAAACGAATAGATGAGATGAAACGTGCTTGGCACGATGAACGTAGAGAAAAAGAAAAAGCATTTAGAGAACAACAAGAAGCTATTAAATACGCAAAACAAATTAAAGAAGAAAATGAAGCGTTAAAACAAAAATTATCAGATGGTGAAAAGACTTTGATGGAGCAATCCAAACAAAAAGCAGAGGCTTCTATTGCCATGGCTAAGAAAAATTTGACTGCTGCACAAGAATCAGGAGATGCTGAACAAATATCTCAGGCAATGGCAGAGCTAACTCAACAAAACATTGAGTTGGAAAATTGGAAGCGGTACGTACCTCAATACGATAAAACAGTTGAAAAAACTTCAGAAAATACTTTACAAAAAGAAGAGAAAGAGTTACCGTTAAATCAACCTGTTCAACAGCCAGCCCCACCAGATGAAAAAGCTATGGCTTGGTACAACAAAAACAAATGGTTTGGGGTTGATGATGAATTAACATCATTTGCTTATGGACTGCATACCAAACTGGTAAAGGACGGGACTGATCCCCGTTCAGATGAATATTACGAGAAAATAGATTCTCGGCTAAGACAAGTATTTCCAGAGAAGTTCGATGAAGAACCTCAAAAGGAAACTACTAGCCAACAACAAAATACGGTGGTAGCCCCGGCGACAAGAACGACTCCAAGTAAAAAGATTACGTTGACAAAAAGTCAAGTAGCTATTGCTAGGAAATTAGGCGTTCCTTTAGAAGTTTACGCTAAACAAGTTGCACTACAGGAGAAAAGATAAAATGGGTAATCGTGTTGATCGAGAACTTCAAACGAGAGAAAAAGAATCTCGTGCTATGAGTTATGCACCTCCACAACAACTACCTGACCCGAAACCTATAGACGGTTATAAATTCCGTTGGGTTAGAACTGCGATAAATGGACAGTCTGATGTCCGTAATGTTTCTGTTCGCCGTAGGGAAGGTTGGGAACCTTGTAGAGCGGAGGATCATCCGGAGTTGGCTCTGTCTTTAGATGATTCATCTAAGCAGTCCGGTAACGTAGAGATAGGTGGTTTGATGTTATGTAAAGCACCTGTTGAGATGACAGATAGTCGTCAAAAGTATTACGAGGATAAAGCCAGTCAACAGCTCACTGCTGTTGAGAATAATTTTATGCGAGAGAATGATCCGAGGATGCCTTTATATTCAGATAAAAAGTCAACCACGACATTCGGTAAAGGTAATTAATTTAGGAGATAGAAAATGGCAGCTACTGCTTCCCCCTTTGGGTTAAAGCCTACCAATATGATTGGTGGTGCACCCTACAATGGCGGTGCTATTAGACATTATCATGTGAAAGCTAATAACTCTGCCGCTATTTTTAATGGTGATTTAGTTGTGTTAAGTGCCGCTGGTTTACCAGCCGCTGTATCTTCAACTCCCACTGCTAACGAACTTGCATCTACATCTGCAAACGGAACGCCGGGAATTGTAGGAGTTATGGTTGGAGCTAGA